GGCGATGTCGGAGCTTGACGGCCGCCGCGTGCCGCTCGCGCTGCATGTCGGCGAGGGCGACCTGATCGACGAGTCTCGCGACGCGGGCTCGATCCTGCCCGCCGCCTCCCGCGCGCGGCTCGGCGTCGAGCTCGGCCCGCATGACCAGCGCCTCGGCTACTGGCTGCATGACGCGATGCCGGGCGAGGCCCTTTCGGGCCAGATCATGCGCCTGCAGAGCCGCCTCGCGCCGCGCCGCGACGTCTGCCATCTCTACCGGATGCTGCGCCCCGGCCAGGTTCGCGGCGTGCCGGCCTTCGCCCCGGTGCTGATGGCCGCGCGCGATCTCGCCGACCTGATGGACGCGATGGTCGTCAAGGAGCGGATGTCCGCCGCGATCGGCCTCATCGTCAAGACCAATGAGGGCAGCCCGTCCTTTCCGGCCAAGGCGCGCGAGGCGGCCGAGGCTGCATCCGGTGGCGGCATGGCGGCTCTCGCCGAAGGCGCCATGCGCCCCGGCGCGGTCAACTATCTTCGCCCCGGCGAAGAGGCCTCGGCCTTCTCGCCGGCGGTGAATTCGAGCTTCGAGCCGGTCGCCATCGTGACGCTGCAGGCCATCGCGGCGGGCGTCGGCCTGACCTATGACCAGATCACCGGCGATCTGCGCCAGGCGAACTATTCGAGCCTGCGCGCCGGCAAGATCGAGCAGCGCAAGCTGACCGCCGACCTGCAATGGAACATGCTGGTCCCGCAGGCGCTCGACAGGGTCGCCGCCGCCTTCGTCGAGGCCGCCGGCCTCGCCGGGCTGCTGCCCTCGCGCCGCCATGGCTGGCGCCGGCTCTATGTGATGCCGGCGCATGAGCCGATCGACCCGAAGAAGGATCTCGAGGCCGATGTCCTCGCCGTCCGCGCCGGGCGCATGAGCCCGCAGGATTTCATCGGGGCCTGGGGCCGCGACTGGCGCGAGGTCATCGAGGAGACGGCCAAGTTCATGGCCGAGATCGACGCCCGCAACCTCGTCTTCGACATCGACGGCCGCCAGCGCACCCGCACCGGCCAGGAGATCGGCCAGCAGTCAGGGCAGCAAGGCGCGGCCGCCAATGACGCATCGCAGGAAACCGCATGATGACCCGCATTCCCGCCCGCCTCTCCCGGCGCGCCGCGCCTGGCATGACGCCCGACGGCTTCCAGCCCGGCCAGACGATCACGCGCGCGCTCGACATCCGGCCGGGCAGCTATGACGCGGAGACGCGCAGCGTCATCGCGACGATCACGACGGGCGCGGCGGTGCGCCGCTTCGGCATCATCGAGGAGATGAGCGTCGAGCCGGGCGCGATCGATCTGCGCCGCGCCGCCGAAGGGCGCATGGCGCTGCTGTTCAACCATGATCAGGACCGGCCGCTCGGCAATGTCCGCGAGGTGTTCTTCCGCGATGGCGCGCCGATGGCCCGCCTCACCTTCGCCGACACGCCCGAAGGCCGCGACTTCGAAGGCCGCGTCTCGCGCGGCGAGATCAGCCAGGTCTCGATCGGCTACCGCGTCACGTCATGGACGCTGCGCACCGTCGAGAACGACGTCGAGACATGGCGCGCCGACAAGTGGGAGCTCTACGAGGTCTCGCTCGTCACCGTCCCCGCAGACCCTGGCGCGGTGATCCGCTCCGCGCCAGCCCCCGCAGCCGCCCCGGCTGCTTCCCAACAGGAGATTGACGACATGCGTCGCAATGCATCTCCGGCGCCGGGCGCTCCGGCTGTCGAAAACAACGAGATCGAGACCCGCACCGCCGCGGCTCCCGCCGCCGCGCCGGCCCCCGCCCCCTCCCCCTCCCCGGCCACTCCGCCCGAAGCCACCGCCATCGAGCGCCGCCGCGCCGCCGACATCCTCGCCCATGGCCAGCGCTTCGGCGTCTCCTCCGAGGTGACGCAGCGCGCCATCGCGGACGGAACCTCCTATGAGGCTTATTGCCGCGCCGCGGTCGACGCCGCAGCGCAGGATCAGGCCCGCTCGCAGCCGGCCGCGAGCCATGTCCGCGTCGAGCGCGACGAGACCGAGACGCGCCGGCGCGCGATGGAGGACGCGCTCGTGCGCGGCATCGGCCTCGCGCGGAACGACGCTGAGCCGAACGAGGCCACGCGGGAATATCTGGGCCGCAGCCTCGTCAGCCTCGCCGCCGAGCGGCTGGGCGTGCGCCATGCGGTCGAGAGCTTCGCCGCCCGCGAGGAGGTGCTGCGCCGTGCGATGCACACCACCAGCGATTTCCCGATCCTGCTGGAGAACGCGATCAACCGCAGCCTCGCGCCCTCCTACGATCTCGCCCCGCAGACCTATCGCGAGATCTCGATCCGCGAGGATTTCAACGATTTCCGCCCGCACACCACCGTGACGGTTGGCGATTTCCCGATGCTTCAGCCGATCAACGAGGCGGGTGAAATCCGCTTTGGCACCTTCGGCGAGAAGAAGGAGACCGTGGCGGTCGCCTCCTATGGCATCGGGCTGAACCTGTCGCGACAGCTTGTGGTCAACGACAATCTCTCCGGCCTCGCCCGCGTCATCGCCAATTATGGCCAGTCGGTCGCGCTCTTCGAAGAGAAAACCGCCTATGGCGTCCTCGCGCTGAATTCCGGCGCCGGCCCTGCCCTGCTTGAAGGCGCAGCCAACATGTTCACCGCCGGCCGCGGCAACCTCGCCGGCTCCGGCACGGCGATCACCGTCGCGGCGATCGGCGCGGCCCGCGCCGCCATGCGCAAGTTCAAGAGCATCGACGGCAACGAATTGCTCTACAACGCCCCGCGACTGCTGCTCATCGGCCCCGACAAGGAGACCGAGGCCGAGCAGCTGCTCACCTCGATCGCGGCTGCGACCAACGCAACGGCCGTTCCGGCCTCGATGCGGAGCCTTCGCCCGCTCGTCTCGCAGATGCTCACCGGCAATGGCTGGTATCTGTTCTGCGAAACCTCAACGCGCTCGAATTTCCGCTGGGGCCTTCTCTCCGGCTATCAGGCCCCGCGCGTGCGCACCGAAGAGCCCTTCGGCCGCCAGGGCGTGCAGATGAGCGTCGAGCATGATTTCGGCATCGGCGGCATTGATTGGCGCGCCGGCTATCGCAACCCCGGCAACTGATGCGTGACGGCGCGCGGAGCACACCCGCGCGCCACCCGCCCCGAACCTCCATCGCAGGATCAATCCCATGAAAAACTTCGTTCAGCCCGGCAAGGTGCTCACCCTCACCGCGCCTGCCGCCATCACCGGCGGCAATGGTTACAAGATCGGCGACATCTTCGGCGTCGCGCAGGCCAGCGTCGCCAACGGCGCGCAGGTCGAGCTGGTGACGGAAGGCGTTTTCGCCCTGCCAAAAGCCGCAACCATCACCCCGGCGCAGGGCGTCAAGCTTTATTGGGATGATGCCGCAAAGAACGTCACCACCACCGCCTCCGGCAACACGCTGATCGGCGTGCATGCCTCAGCCGTGGCCGCCGGCGCATCCGACGCGACCATTCGCGTCCGCCTCGGCATCGTGGCCTGACATGGCCTGCGGCGGCTGCGCGGAAGGCGGCGCGATGCTGGGGGAGGCTTCGCGCCTCGCCCGCTCGGGCCATGTGCGCGCCGCCGCCCGCCTCACGGTCACGGTTGCGGCGCAAGCGGCTGCCCGCGCGCCAGCCCTCGCCACGTCGGCCGTGAAAGCCGGCGCGGCATCCCTTCTCTCGCGTATCCGGTGAGATCATGGCCCTTTCCCTCTCGATCGATGTGCGGATGGAGGGGCTCGACAACCTCATCAAGGCAGCCGGCCCCGCCGCCAATGTCGGCTTCGCCCGCGCGCTGAACAAGGTTGGCGCGCCGTCGAAGACGCGGTATCTGCGCAGTGCGCGCAAGATCCTCGGCATCCGCAAGCACCCGCTGGCGAAGGTTTCGGCGATCAAGGCGGTGGAGAAATCCACCTCGGTGCGCAAGGCGAACCCCGGCAATCTCGAATACTCGCTGGCTGGCTGGGGCAAGGGCCTCAACCTCATCCATTATCAGCCGAAGGAGACGGCGACCGGGCTCAATGTGTTCTGGCTTGGCGCACGCAAGGTCATTCCGCGAACCTTTCTGCATGGCGGGCGCTTTCCGCGCCGCCGCGGCGGTCTTGTCGTCAAATCCGGCGTCGCCTTCCAGCGCACCGGCTCGGGCCGCAACGCCATCACCAGCGGCGTTTTCGGCCCCGGCCTGCCCGAGGCGATGATCGCGCCGGAAGCGCAGGCTGTCTGGAATGCGGAGGCCCGCGCAAGGCTGCCGAAACATCTCGCGCATGAGCTGCATGCGATCCTGATGGGGCACGTCTCCGGCGGATGGGGCCGCGCGCAATGACCGGCTCGCCCTTCGACGCCGTTCTCGCCACCGCCGCGCTTTCCGCGCAATCGGTCTTTGCCCGCCCCGCCACGCTGACGCCGATGCGCGCCGCGCTGGCTGGCCCGAACGCCCCGCGAGAGATCGATCCTGACCGTGGCCCTTCGCCTCTTGCCGTTATGGCGGTGCGCGGCGAGGCGCCGATCAGGCCGGACCCAGGCGACAATGGCATGGGCCGCAACCCGAGCATGATGCGCATGAACCTCGCGCAATCGCGCCAGATCGTCACGCTGCCGCCCGGCCTGCCCTGGGTTCCGAAGCAGGGCGACCTGCTCGTCTGGTCCGACAGGCCGGATCAGGAATATCGTCTCGGCGAGCCGCTGCTCGGCAGCGCGGCTGGCCTGTCTTTCGTCGCCAACCTGAAGGGCTGAGAAATGGCCCTCAATCGTCTTGCGCTTCGCCTCGCCATCATCCAGGCGCTCGCGCCGCATGAACAATCCGATGCGCCGACGCCGGAATGGCCGACACTCGCCGGAAAGTTCATCGCGGATTCGAGCTTCGAACCGCTCTTCACCGATTGGGATGGCCACAGCCGCCCCATGATCGCGCTTTATGTGGACGGCGCGAAAGCCGAACCGCAAGGCGACGGCAACGACATCATGCGCGGCCTTTCCGACCGCGTGACGCTGGCTTTCGAGATCATCCTGCCGATCGCCGAAAAGGACGAGACGGGCGCGCAGCTGATCACCGCCGCGCAGACCGACGCCGGCGCCGAGGCGATGCTCGATCTGATCGAGACGCAGATCCATGAGCGGCTGGAATGGTCGCGCATGGATGGGCTGGCGCATCGCGTCATTCTCGAAATCGGGAAACGCGAGGCGGAGGCGCAGCGCGAGCCTGACACCAGCCTGCGCTTCTCTTCGCGGCGCGTCAGCTATGACATCGCGATCCGCGCGCAGGGTCGCCTGCCGGTTGGCCAATCCGGCCTCGCCCGCCTGCCCTCGCCCTTGCGCGAGGTGGCGGAAGGCCTGCCCGCCGGCTCGCCCGGCCTCGGCATCTGCACGCAGATCGTCGCGGCGATGATCGAGCCCGCGACCTTCGCAAGCCTCGACCTGTTCCGCCTCGCCGCCGGCTTCGCGCGCGAGACCGGCTCCGCTCCGCCGCCCGCTTTCGCCAATGGCGAGGGCGGCGACCGGCAGGGCTCCGTCACATTCTGAGGGTCCAACATGATCATCAAGGTCCGCCTCGCCGATCCGGCGCAGGCTCTGCCATGGCCGGGCGTTCCCGGCCGCGTCATCGCCGGCGAAGAAATCGTCGAGATCGATGACGCAAACCCGTTCTTCGCCGCCTGCATCCGTGACGGAAGCTTGATTGGCGCCACCATGCCTGACCTTCCCGCCAAATCCGCCGCAAAGGAGCGCTGATCCATGGGCGTGCTGTTCAATTTCATTCCCGGCTCCGGCCTCGTCGCGCCCGGCACATTTTTCGAGCGCAACAGCGCGGGGCAATATGCCTCGACCAGCTGGGCGCTTGTGCTTGGCCACAAATCCGCCGCGGGCTCTCTGGCCTCGAATGCGCCGGTGATCTGCACCACGCCGCAGGAGGCCGCGCAGCTCGCCGGCGTCGGCTCCTCGCTCTATGAGGCGTTCCGCAGCTTGCGCCGCGCTGCGCCCGCCGCGATCATCCATGTCTGCCATGTGCCGACCAGCGGCTCCGCCGCCGCCTGGACGGTGACGATCGGCACGCTGGCTTCAGCCGGTGGCCTTGCCACGCTCGAGATCGCCGGTCGCTATGTGCGAATCGCGGTTGCGGCTGGCGAAAGCGCCTCGACCACGGCGACCAACCTCGCCGCCGCCATCAATGCCTGGGTTGACCCGCTGACGCTGGCCTATCTGCCGGTCACGGCCACGGTCGCCTCGAATGTCGTGACGCTGACGCATCGCCATGCCGGCACCATCGGCAATGATTGCGAGGTGTTCGCCGATGACGCCATCCCCGGCAATCTCTTCACCGCCTCCACCGTGACGATCTCGCAGACCGTCACCGCCGCGGGCGTCGCGGATGTCACCGCCGCGCTCGCCGCGCTCGGCGACAACCCCTATCACTGGATCGTGAGCCCGTTCGGCGAGGCCGCGAACCTCACCGCCGCCAAGGCCGCGCTGTCGGATGTCTCGGGCCGCTGGGCATGGAACCAGCAGCTCTACGGGCATTATGTCACCATCACCACCAACAACATCTCCGGCCTGACGAGCTATGGCCTCGCGCAGAATGACGACCATCTCACCGCCATCGGCCGTCTCGCCTCGCCGACGCCGGGTTATGAATGGCTCGGCGCAATCTTTGGCCGCGTGCTCGGCTGGCTGGCTGACGCGACCAACGGCAACGCAGCGCGCAACCAGAGCAATCTCGTCGCCGAAAGCGTGCGCCCGCCGCGTGATCGCGCCAACTGGCTATCCGCCTATGGCACGCGCAACGCGCTGCTGCAGAACGGCGTCAGCACATGGAAGGTGAACACCGCAGGCGATGTGGTGATCGACAAGCTCATCACCATGCGTCGGCAGAACGCCGCCGGCCAGCCGGACACGACCTTCCGCGATATCCAGGCGATGGCGATTTGCCTGCATTCGCTCAACTATTTGCGCGCCGCGCTGTCATATCTGCACAGCAACAAGGCCGTGGCGGATGCCAACCCCGGCAACCTCGCCACCATCTCGACGCCCGCCGACATCAAGGCCGACATGGTGCGGCTCTATGGCGACCTGGTGAATTTCGGGCTGATGGAGAATGTCTCCGCCTTCGCCGCCTCGCTGGTGGTGGAGCGCGACGCAGCGAACCGCAGCCGCGTGAACATCGGCGCCTACAACATGGATCAGGTCAACCCGCTCGACATTCTCGCGGTGAACGCGACCTTCCGCGCCTGACGCCCGCCAACTCCTGACGCATAGGGAATCGACACATGAACAAGGATTTCGGCGGCTACATCAAGTTCCGCCTGCCTTCGGGCGAGAACCTCACCGTGCGCGGCTCTTCCTCGCATCAGCCGCTCGCCTTCAGCGCCGAGGCTGTCGTCAACCATGACGGCAGCGCCGACCGCACGCTGACGCCGACCGGCTATCGCGGCGCGATGAGCTTCGCCAACAAGGATGCGCAGGGCCGCCCGGTCGATCTTGCGGCGATCTACGCCCTGCAGAACGCCACCTTCTCGGTGATCCATGAGGGCGAGAAGATCATCCGCACCTATTCCGGCGCATGCTTCACCGGCGACCCGAGCGTCGATGACATGAGCGGCGAGATCAGCGGCGTCGCCTGGACCGCGACCGGCCTCATCGCCTCGGCGACCTGACGATGAGCGAGGCCGCAAGCCTTTCCTCGCCAGCGCCGCGCCGCGAGGATCTGCCGGATGGGCGCGTGCGCATCCATTTCACCGGGCCGATCCTGCATTTCACCGAAACGAAGACGTCGGTGACGCTGCGTCTGCCGACCGTGGGCGAGGTGCTGGATCGCGGCGACCCGCTCACCTTCGTCGTCGATGATCAGGCCTCGATGCCTGTCGTGGATCGCCCGGCGATGCGGGAATGGTTCAAGGCGCTTGTGGTGGATCACGACGCCGACATCCTGCTGATGCAGGCCGACACCGCGCTCGGCCTTCTGGTGGAGGATGTGATCCTCGGTTTTTTTCGTTCCGCGCGGCGGCGGCTCAATCCGCCATCCGCGCAGCCCTGAGCCTCGGCATCGGCCTTGCCGATATCGAGCGCCTGAGCCTGCCGCAGCTGATGCGCCGGCTCGAATTCATCTTTCCCGACCGCTGAAACCGAGGTGACGCATGGCGACTGTTGTGCGCGCCGAGGCCGTGATCTCGGCGCAGAACAAGCTCAAGCCCGGCCTCAACAGCGCCGTGGCCGACCTGAAAAGGTTTCAGGCGCAGGCGAAGGCCGCCGCGCGCATGAACCAGCAATTCGACCGGATGGACCGCGTCGCGGGCCTGGCAAAGGCTGGCGTCGCCGCTCTGGCGGGCCGCGCAACGATTGGCGCAGTCGCCGCCACCACCGTGCGTTTCGCCGATCTCGATCGCACGATGAACCGCATCGGCATCACCGGCGAGGCCAGCGCCGAAGAGACCACCGCCGGTCTTGCGCGCCTTCGCGGTCTCGCCGTCGAGGTTGCATCGCCGGTCGATCAGCTCACGCAGGGGCTCGACGCCCTCACCTCGTCCGGCCTCTCCTTCAAGGAAGCCATGGACATGATGCCGAGCGTCGCGCGCACCGCGCAGGCCTCGGGCGCGGGCTTCGCCGACATCGCGAATTCATCGCTCGCCGCCGTGCGGCATCTGAAGATCGAGACGAAAGACCTGCAGCTTGCGCAGGACATGATGGCCAAGGGCGGCCAGCTTGGGCAATTCGAGCTCAAGGACATGGCGCGCTATCTGCCTAGCATCGCACCGGCCGCGAAAGCTGTGGGCATCGAAGGCACGCGCGGCCTCGCCCGGCTTGTCGGCATGCTACAGATCGTGCGCGAGGGCGCCGGCACATCCGAGGAGGCCGCGACCAATTTCCAGAACATTCTCCAGAAGATGGAGAGCGAAGAGACTGTCAACAAGTTCGAGAAGATGGGCGTTGACCTTGCAAAAGGCATGAACGCCGCCCGCAAGAACGGCGATGATCTTTTCGAGACCTTCGTGAAGCTGACAAACAAGGCGTTGAAGGGCGACATGAGCCGCCTCAACAACCTGTTTTCGGATTCGCAGATGCAGAAGGGCATGCGCGCCCTGCTCGCCGGCTACGGCAAATTGCCCGGCATGGTCGACGAGATCGGCAAGGGCGCGGGCACCGTCGCGTCGAACCTGAAGCGCATCACCGGCGACACGAAGGCGGGCATTGACCGCCTGTCGGAAAGCGCCGACCGCGCGAAAACCGCCTTTGGAGGCCTCGTCGGCGATATCGCATCCCCTGCGATCAAGACCGGCGCTGACAATCTGTCGGTTGTCGCCGATCACCTCGAGCGCATTCGCGGCACCTTCAACAAGGATGGCGCGACCGCTGCCGTCAAGCATGCGACCGCCATCGTGGTCGATGGCGTCAAGCGCGATTATGCCCAGCATAACGAGGATTGGCAGACGGCGCTGGACGACAAGGCGCTCACGGGCATGGCGGCCCGCAATCGAAAGGGCGGCGAAACCGCCGATGTGACCAGGTCCCTCGCCTGGAACATGGCTCAGACGCCTTCGCGCCGCGCTGAAATCGAGGCGCAGGAGCGCAAGCGCGCCGCCGCTTTCAAGCCGACGATCACGCGCGAGGAGACCAACGCCTTCTCCCGCCAGCAGCTGCGGATGATCGGGCCGGCTCCCGACGCGCCGGATATGTCGGGCGTCGTCGATGACGCGCGCGAGGCCCGCAAGGGTCGCGGCTTCGCCGGCGCGGGCAAGCCGGTCGGCGGCAAGCTTGTCGATGCGCCGATGCCGCCGATCCGCCCAGATAATGGCGCGATCCGCGAGATGGCCCAGGGTTTCGAGATGGCGGCCAGCAAGGCCGACGACGCGAAGACCGCCGTGATCGAGATCGGCCCCGCCGCGCAGACCGCCTCGCAGCAGATGGCGGCAAGCTTCAACGCTTCCATCGATGCGATGATCGCAAAAACCGAAACGCTTCAGCAGAAGCTCAACAGCCTCAAGGCCCCATCGCTCTCCTTCGGCGGCGGGTCCGGCTTCAATGTCGGCAAATCAATGCCCGAGGTGCGCTGATGCCCTTCAACCCCGCGAGCCTTCGCCGCGCCTCGTTCAACGGCATTCCGTTCTGGGTCGAATCGGGTGACATCTCCGCCGGGCATCGTGTCGCGACGACGCATGTGCCGAATGGCACGCATGTCAATGAGAGCTTCGGCCCCTCGGCGCGCGAATTCGAGATCGCGGCCTATGTCGCCGGCGATGGCGTCGCCTATGCCGATGCGCTGCTCGCCGCCGCCGAGCGCGCGCATCTCGGGCATCTCATCCTGCCGGATCAGCCTTCGCGCCGCATCAGGCTGAAGAAGGCGACGCGCGGCTTCGACAAGACGAAGCTCGGCTTCATCACCGTGAAGATCGAGGCCGTCGCCGAGCCCGTCGGATCGGCTGGCCTCACGCCGCTGATCCTGGCGCAGCAGATCTTCGGCGCGGCGCTTGGCCTCGCCGGCGCATTCGGAGCTTACGCCGCCGCGATCTATGACACGGTGTCGGGGCTTTCCGGCCTCGCCGACGCCGCCATCGGGCTTGCTTCTGGCGCGCTGTCAGACATCGACGCGTTGCGCCAGCTTTGCCGGCTTGCGCCGGAAGGCGATGCTTCTGTCTCGGCTGCGATCGGTGTCGCTTCCGCTGCGCTCGCCGCGCTCCCTTCGGCTCCGCAAGCCTATGGCGAGGCGCTGGCGCTCGCCGCCATCGCGCTTGCCGATGCCGCCGACCCCGCGACCCTTGCCGAGACGATGCGTATGCTCGGCGAACCTTCGCCCGCCTTCACGCTCGATGCTGGCTCGGCTGGCCCGGCGCTCGCCGCTGCTTCCACCGCGACAGCTGCGCTCGCATCAGCCACGCGCGCGCTCGCTTTGGCTGAAAGCACGGCAAGGCAGGAATGGCCTGACAGGCCCGCGGCGGAAGCCAGCCGTGGCCTTGCCGCCGCGCTGTTCTCTTCGGCGCTCGCCCGCATCGGGCGCGAGGGACATGATCTTCGCCTCGGCCTTTCAAGGCTGCAGGCGCTGACGCTCGATCGCATCACGCAAAGCGCGGCGACGCTCGCGCCGCTCGTCACCGTGCGCACCCGCGTCAGCCTGCCGGCGAGGGTGCTGGCGCATCGGCTCTACAATGATCCTTCCCGCACGCAAGCGCTCTGGCGCCGCGCCGGCGGGGCGCATCCGTCTTTCATGCCGGTCGAATTCGAAGCGCTGGCGAGCTGATCCATGCCGTTCGAGGTTGTGGCATTGATCGTCAAGGGGCAGGCCTTCCGCCCGGTGACGATCGCGATCCGCCGCGCGATGGATGAGGCTGCCTCCACATTCGAGGCGAAGGTGAAGGCGCAGCGTTACACGCAATTCGAATTGCTGCGGCTCTTCGCCGGCTCTCCTGCTTGCGTGATCCGCTCGACGCAATCGGATGGCATCCGGCTGGATGCGGCTTCCGCCGATGGCGGAGATTTGATGTTTACCGGGAATGTCGAGAGGCGTCGCCCGACGCTTGGTGGCTACGAAAAAGGCGTGCCGGTTTCCGGCCGCTCGAAAACGGCGGACGCGGTCGATAGCTCGCACGATCATGAGACAGGCGAGCTGAAGGCGAAAACCCCGCTCGCGATGGCGAATGAGGTGACGAAGCCTTTCGGCATCGATGTCGAGGCGGATGCGCCAGGCGAATTGCGCAAGGTGGCGCGGCTCCGGCCCGGCGAGACGCCGCAGAAATTCATCGAGCGTCTTGCGCGCGTCGAGGGCGTCACGCTCACCGACACGCCGGAAGGCAAGCTGAAGCTCGCCGGTGCGCCAAAGCAGCGCCATGCCGGCGCGATTTCAGATGGCGATGGCTGGCCAGCCATTCTCGACGCCAATGCCGACCATGACGACAGCAAGAAATTCTCGGAAGTGCGCGTAAGGGCGCAGGCGCCGGAAGGCTTCGGCCCGCCGGCGCTCGAGATCGACGAGCGCGCCACGGATCGAAGCGTGAACCGGAAGCGCATCCGCGTGATCACGCCGCCCGAGGAAGTTTCGAAACAACAGGCCCGCAAGCGCGCGCAATGGCACCGCGACCGCGCAGCCGGCGCCGGCACCTCGGCGCAGGTCACGGTCAAGGGCTGGCGCGATGTCGCGGGCCGGCTCTGGACGCCGGGATGGCTCATCCCCGTGCATATCGAGGATCTCGATCTGGCGCAGGAGATGATGATCGAGAGCGTGAGCTATGAACAATCCGACGCCGAGGCAGGCTCCGGCACCCAGACCGTGATGAACCTTGTCGATCCCCGCACCTATGGCGGCAAAGGCGGCAAAGGGTCAAAAAGCGGCGCGGGCTGGAGCGCGGACAAGATCGGCGCCGACGATGTTTGACGGCGCGAACCTGATCACCCGCGCGCGCCTCACCGCCTTGCGCGATGATGGCGAGACGCAGGTCATGGATCTTGCCGGCCATGCCGGCGAACGGTTCACCGGCGTGCCCCGTCAGCAAACGCATGGGTTTTCCTCGCACCCGCCGGCGGATGCGGTCGGCACATTCCTGCGGCTGGGCGAGAGTGATCGCCTCGTCGCGCTCGGCTATGAGACGCCGGGTCGCCCGCGCAGCCTGCCGCAAGGCACGGTCGCGCTCTACAATGCCGATGGCACGGTGCATAAGCTGTTGCCGACGAAGACGGATTTCGACCAGGGCGGCAAGCCCATGGTCACGCGCAACACCCCGAAATATCGCGTCAAGGCCGGCGAGTTCGTCCACATCGAAATCGAGCCCGGCGCCGGCGTCTATCTCGGCAAGGAGCCCTGGTATCCGGTCGTCACGACCGCCGGGCCTTCAAACCACGTCTTCGCCGGCATCGATCCGCCGGCCTCGCATATCCCCTCCGAATTCTGAAGGCACGCGCCGATGAGCTATGACATCAGCATCGCCGCGCCGCCCGCAGCGGGTCGCCCCGCCGCGTTCTGGTCAACCTTCTGGGGGCAATCCGGACTTGCCGGCGAGCCGCTCGGCGATTGGCGCGTCACGCAGCTCTCCGCAAAGGTTAACGCCGGCGGGCTCGACGCATCGGACGCCTTCGGCTCGGCGGTGATCCTCTCGCTGTTCACGGATCGCCGCGCGCCTGAAGGCTGGCGGCCCGAGGTGAGCGACCGTCGCGGCTGGTGGGGCGATCATGTCGCGCCATCAAACGAGACGCCGCTCGAGCGCGGCTCGCATCTCTGGCTGCTCGAAAACGAGATCGTCTCGACCGAGACCATCAACCTCGCGCGCATCTATGCGGAGGAGGCGCTCGCCTGGATGATCGAGGATGAGGCCGCCGCTCGCATCGCGGTCGAGACCGGCGCGATCGAAAACCCGCGCCGGGGCATCTGGATCAACATCGAAATCTTCGCCCGTGACGGCTCGCGTCTCTTCGCGCGTCGTTTCGAGCGATTCTGGAACGAGGCCGCCTGATGCCCTTCGCGACGAAGACATTCGAGCAGCATCTCACCGAAACCGCCACCGGGCTCACCGCTGGCATCGGCGGGGCGGATGCAGCCCTCGCGGCCAACAATCTCGCGCCCGTCTCGCGCATCATCGCCGGGCATCGGCAAGACCTTGATCTGGCGCTGGCTTATGCCGCCGATCAGAAATTTGTCGCGACATGCGCCGATGATCTGCTCGACAGGCATGGCGCAGAGATGAAGCCGCCCGTGCCGCGAAAGGCCGCGACGCAGGCCCGCGGCTTCGCCACGGTCACCGCCAGCGGGGCGGCATCGGTCTCGACCGGCGCGGTGTTCACAAGGTCTGATGGCGCGCGCTTCATCGCGCTCGCCGGCATCGTGCTGCCGGGCGCAGGCTCGGCCAGCGTCGAGCTTGTCGCCGCGACGCCCGGCGCATCCGGCGCGACCGGCGCGGGCGCAGCCCTCTCCGACGCATCCGGCGTCAGCGGCACGGTTTCGGTTGTTGTGGCGTCCGGCGGCCTCGGCGGCGCTGCGGATATCGAGGGCAGCGAGGCCTATCGCGCAAGGCTTCTCTTCGCGAAAGCCTTTCCCGAACATGCCGGCGCGCCGGCCGACTGGCTGCGCTACACCCTCGCCGTGCCGGGCGTGACGCGCGCCTATATCGACCCGCTCGCCGCAGGGCGCGGCACGGTCGTCGTCTATCCGTTTTTCGATCTCACCCGGACAAACGGCATCCCGCTCGAGAGCGACAGGCTGCAGGTCTCGAATGCCCTGGCGGTCGCAAGGCCGGGCGCGGGCCTGCCCGTGGTGCGCGCCGCCTCGCCGCTCGTCATTGATTGCACCATCGCGGGCCTCACGCCCGCAACACCGGAGACGCGCAACGCGGTGGTGGCCGAGATCGCCGCGACCATAGCGCGCAATGGACGCCCGGCCGGGTTTTCGCAGCCACACCCTGACATGCCGTTCCTCGCCACCGCCGCGACATTCTCGCGCTCATGGATCTGGCAAGCGGCGGCCAACGCGGCTGGCGAAGAGCGCCACAGCATCACGCTTCCGGCCTCCGACATCGTGCTCTCCGAAGGGCAGATCGCCGTGCCCGGCGCAGTGACTTTCGTCTGACCTGATCCGCGCCCGACGCATCGGAAACCGACATGGCCATGATCTGCCCAAGCGATGAGGCTGTCGCCTCCTCGATCGCCGCGACGCGCCCGCGCGGAAGCGCATGGCGCAATGGCGGGCATGATGCGCTCGCCGCCTCCGGCATGGGGCAGTTCTTCACCGGGCTTGGCAAGGCCTTCGGCCCGACGCATCGGCGCATCTGCGCGCTGGTAGAGGAATTCTTCTGCGCCACGGCGCGCGAAACCCTGCCCGAATGGAGCGTCGATTACGCATCGCCCGACGCCTGCGACCCCTTCGCGGACATCTGCGAGAAGGTCAACGCCGTCGGGGATTCGACGACCCGATACGCCATCGGCGTCGCCGCTAGACGCGGCTGGTCGATCACGATCCGCGAGGAGTGGATCGTCGTCACGCAAGATGCGGCTTTCGGCCCGCGATGCTTCGGCGCGGCGATCTATGGCGCGCAACAGGGCGTTGCATGGCTGGCGACGGTCGATCTCGCCGCCAGCCCCGCTTATGTCGCCGCCGCCGGCCGCCCGCCTCTCTATGGCATGCACGTGTTTGGCGACGCCTTCGCCTGCCCGCCGGATATCGAGCCTCTGAAATGCCTGATCCGGCGCATCGCGCCGGCCCATGCGGATATCACCTTCACCACCATCAACGGGTAATCATCATGGTCGATCTTCTCGGCCCGGGCGCGTTCGGCGCGGCCCGGCCCGCCACCTCGCGCCCTGCCATCACGCCGGCCAATGGAGCCGGCGATCCTGACACATGGGCCAAGGATTGCTCGGACCCGATCACCGCCGATGGAACAGAAGACCGTGCGGCGCTGCTCAACATGCTGCTCGCGCAGCTGCGGGCGACCATCCGCCGCAATGGCGTCACCGAGAGTAATCTCGACGACGACATGGTGGCGCGCGCCATCCGCTCTCAGCGGTCGAACTTCGTGGCGGCTGCAGGCGTCGGGGGCTCCGCCAACGCGATCACGCTGGCCTTCAGCCCGGCTTTCGCCAGCCTGGCCGATCTGATGGGTGTGCCGCTGGTGTTTCTGGCGGAGGCCGCCAACACCGGCGCGGTGACGGTGAATGTCGATGGGCTTGGCGCGGTCGCCGTGACCTGGCGCGACAGCTCGCCGCTGGCTGCTGGCGACATCGCCAGCGGCGAGATGATCATTCTGCGCCATAACGGCACAAATTTCACGCTCTATGCCTGCCAGAGCCCGACGCAAACGCGGGCGCTCGCTCTTCGCCGCACCATCGTCAGCTACCTCACCGCCGGCACGTTCACCTATACGGTGCCAGCCAACAAGACGCTGCTCGAGCTTGAGGGCGTCGGGTCCGGCGCTGGCGGCGCGGCTGGAGCATCCGGCTCGCCTGGCGGCGCGGCATCCGGCGGCTCGGCAGGTTGCGCCGGGCGCAGGCTGATTGATGTTCTGCCGGCCGACACGCTGGAGATCACTGTTCCGGCTGGCGGCGCAGGGGGCATCAGCGGCACATCCGGCCCTGGCGCGGGTGACACGCTGACCGTGGTTCACAAGCGCTCCGCCGCCACGCTTGAGACGCTGACCCTGTCTGGCGGCATTGCAAGCACCAATCAGGTCGCGGGCGGCATCGGCAACGCTGTCACAGGTGCATCGACCGGCACGGGTTGGGACCAACTATTCACCGGGGGCATCGGCGAAGGCGGGCGTATTGATACCGTGGCCAGGGGCGGCAATGGCGGCGACAGCGCCGGCGTTTCCATTGCCGGGCAGGGCGGCAAGGGCGGCGTCAGCAACGGCAATCCAGGCATCGCCGCAGGCGCGGGCGCCGCTGGCGGCGGCGGCACGGCGGGCTCGGTTGCCAATGGCGGCGCCGGCAAGGCCGGCGGCCTGCTGATCAGGGTTTGAGACGATGCAGACACGCCGTCGCATTCTTTCTGGCTTCGCGGGAGCGGTTGCCGCCCCGCGCCCCGGCATGTATGGCGGCCGCGTCGAGGGCCTCGCCATCGAGGCGAGCGAGCATTCGGCGGGCGTGACGCTGATCGCGCTCAATGTCGCGCCGGGTGGTCAGCCGCCGGCCAACAACCGCTTCACCGACCTGCGGCTGGGCGGGCTCCCGACTGGCGCGCCGGCATGGTGGCTTCCCTACCGCCACATCCAGCTTCTCGGGCGGCAGGACACTTCGCCCCTCGGCCTGCGCCAGCTCACCCTCGCGCGGATCACCTGCTTCGGGGCGACCTCCGGCGACAGCGTGTGGATCGACGGGCTGGTCGCCGGATCGATCGAGGATGTGGCGTGCTTCCCGGCTGGCGCACCCTCCCGCTTCACCGTGGTGCGCAGCGAGGGCGTCTCTGGCAGGGGCCTCAACCTGCAGGGCAGCTATCAGTTCGGCCTCAACGTCAATTCGAGCTTCGTGAGCGTCGGCGGAGGGCTGCTGCTGTGATCCTTCCCGAAAAGCTCACCCTCGCCATCGACGGCGAGACGCCGGGCGACGACTGGCGCTGGGAAATCCCGGTCGAGGGTTTCACGCCGCAGGCCGGCGACAGCGCCCGCGCCCATGTGAGGTTGAAGGCCGAAAGCACGGTGGTCACGCTCGGCTTCTCGACCGCCGCCGGCACAATCGAACTCAATGCCGGCGAGATCGTGCTGAAGGCGGCATCGGCGGCGACGGCGGCCATCGCGCCGGGAAACTATGTCTGGGATCTGGAACTCACGCGGGCCGGCGAGGTGGACACGATCTTCACGCGATGCACGCTCTCCGTCACCCGCGACATCACGCGCTGAACGCTCATGCCTAGCATCACCGTCAGGAGGTTGCCGCGCATCCGCGTGATGACGGAGGCGGCATCCGGCATCCTTGCGCTTTCGCCGCCGACCGAACCCGCCGTCGTCCTGCAGATGGGCGTCACGGGTAGGCCAGGGCCGCAGGGCGTGCCGGGCATCGCGCTGGCCTACCGCCATGACCAGACCGCGCCATCGGCCTCATGGGTCATCACGCATGGGCTGGGGCGCGTGCCGCTTGTCGATGTGTTTCTGGCCTCGGGCGAACAAGTCGAGGCCGATGTGACCTGTTCCAGCACCACAATCTCCGTCGCCTTCGCCGCCGCAACGACCGGCTTCGTCACCTACATCTGACAAGGAGGGGCCTATGCCTCGCAAGATACTCAATGGCCTGGACCTCTCGAACCAGCGCATCCAGAACGTCGCCGATCCGTCGAGCGCGACCGATGCCGCCAATCGTCAGTATGTCGACAATCTGGCGCGCGGCCTCATCATCAAGGATGCGGTGCGTGTCGCCTCGACCGCCAACATCACGATTGCGACGCCGGGCGCGACCATCGACGGCGTGACGATGGCGACGAATGACCGCGTGCTGCTGAAGGATCAGAGC